ATGACCGATTTAAAGGTATTTAAAAGCACCGAGTTCGGCGAGCTTGGTGTTATGACGGTCAACGGCAAGGAATATTTCCCGGCTACTCAGTGTGCAAAGCTCTTAGGGCATAAGAATCCACAGGAAGCTATAAGACTGAAATGCAAAGGGGTGAGAAAAATTCTCACCCCTACGGTAGGAGGCTCACAGGAGGTCAATTACATACCCGAAGGCGACCTTTACCGACTGATTGTGAGCAGCAAGCTCCCTGCAGCGGAAAAGTTTGAAAGCTGGGTGTTTGATGAGGTGCTTCCGAGCATAAGGCAGACAGGCGGCTACGGTCAGAATATTGACCTTGAAAAAATAATCTCACAGACTGCGGCGGCTGTGGCGGCGGAAATTATGAAGCATATGGGGCAAGCACATTTCAATGCTCCCTCTGCACAGAAAATGAAGAAAGCAAGGCGGCACATTTGCAGTCAGCCGATGAAAATGGAACTCCTGCCGCCCGATGTCAAGAAGCAGGCAGACGATATGATAGCTTCGGGAGAATATTCCTGTCAGCAGATTGCAAATTACATTGCTAATACAACGGGCGAATATATTTCACAGGTGGCTGTGAACAGGTACAGAAGAAAGTTCTTCGAGCTTGAGGGCGAAAGCCATCAGCTTTCGATGTTCTGAGGGGGTGTGGGATATGCCGGTAAAAGTAAGAAAAAAGCCCGTTCATAAGGCGGAACGGGCAAATGAAATCAAGCTCAAGGTTCATTACAATGGAATTAAAATCTTGGGAAAGTATCATACCTTTGGAAAAGCCGAGAATCTTTGGAAATATGTTGGTTCAACTGTTAATGTTGTTAAAGACAAAGTTTTTGACTGCAACGGAATGTTTTTGGGAGATATCAATTATTCTCTTCCTCAGGATCATATTCATCTTTCAAGGAAGGAGGCTGAAATTGAACATTTTTAAAGAGAAAAAAATACTTTTTCGCAATGCTGTACGGTATGCTGACAAGGCTGATGACAATATCAGCGAGCTTTACGCTCTTCCCGATTTGCGAAAAACACTGACGGATAAGCAGATAGAGGCGATACGTGAATACAAGGAAGCCTTTCATAAACTCAAAGCGATTGCGCAGGAACTTGAATCCGGAAGGAGTGAATGAAAATGCCCAAAACCGAACCATGCAGCCTGAGCGATATAAAGATCTTCCCTCGCAACTCTGAAGCAGATGATCTTGCAATGGAATGTGACAGCCTGAGAGACGTTATTGACGATATGGTCAATGAGATAGGCAGTGTGATAGATGATATCGCAGAGACCAACGGAAGCTATGCCTGTGAGGAGTGCATCGAGACAGCAAAGCGCCTCTGGCAGATAATGTATGAGCAGGCAAGAGAAGAGGATGCTCAGGGTGTTCTGGAACGATTTGCATACAAGACAGGCATAAGCCTGAACGATGACTGAAAAGCCCCTTCGGGGGCATATGGAGCAAAGAAGCGCAGGAGCTTCGGGACTTCACCAACCGAACCGAGAAAATATGAAAGGACTGAGACAAATGACAATAGGACGCAATATCAGAAGTCTTCGTGAGCGCTATGGTCTGACCCAATGCGAGCTGGCAGAACGGGCGGGCGTGACGCAGGTATATATCAGCTACTGCGAAAACGGCAGAAAAGAGCCGTCGCTGAGGTTCTGCAGGAAGCTTGCGGCGGTCTTCGGCTGTCCTGTCAGTGACATAGTAGATAGCGAGGAAAGGAGTGCAGGATAATGATAAGCATGAATGTTTCCTACTGCTGCGCCATGAAGCAGGTGTTTGTGGAAAATGCTCTTGCGGATGTGCTGAAAAAGGTCGATGAAGACGTTGAAAGTGTTGAGTATAGCCGATCATCGGAAGCGGAAGACGCTGAGGAATATGTTATCATCGGATTCAAAAACGGCGGCACCAAGCGTGTCTGCATTACGGCTGACAGCCTTGCGGCAGTGGTAAAAGATGTTTTTAAGATATTTTAAGGAGGATTATATCATGAATGATTACAGCATTTCGGTAAGAGTAGAGACCTGGGACAGCACATACTGCGATAAGTTCCGTGTAAAGGCTAAAAACAGCTTTGCGGCAAAGCATAAGGTAGAAGCTATCCTGTTCGCAAGGCATGACCGAAAGGACATTGTAAGTATGCAGATCACGGACATCTGCAAAGCATGAGCCGAAACACCGAACACAGCTTCGGTGTCCGCAGGGAATGACCGCCCTGCGCTGATGATAGGTATCTTCCGATATCTTCGTTGACGCAAGCCATTATGGCAAGTCAGCGTGGCAGGTCAGATGGAGGTGAGAATAATGACATCAATGGAATTTCGTGCCGAAATGCTCAGCCAGGCTGTAAAGACTGCAGAGCTGCTTTGCGAAGGTTCTGTGCTCGAGGACAAAAAAATAGAGCCTGAACAGATCAGAAAGAATGTAGCAACCATTCAGAGCATTCTGATCGAGACCCGGGATTTCCTTGCGGAATATCTCAGGCAGTGTTCCGACTCCGATAAATAAGTATATCAGAGATTCGGAAATAAAGCAATGAGCATAAGGCAAAATCAGCAAATTATCCAAGAAAGGCGGTGCGGATTTGGACTATTTATCTGTTAAGGAAGTGGCAGAGCTTAAAGGCTGTTCGGTCAGATACATACAGAAGCGAGTATCTGAGCAGAAGCTGGAAGCAGTGATCGAATATAATAACAACTGTATGCAGTATATGATACCCGTGTCCGCACTGCCCGAAGAACTGCAGCAGAGATATTACGGCGGCATCAGCGTAAGCACAGCACCTGCCGACAAATGCCTTCCCGCAGCACCGACAAAAGAAACAAGGCAGCGGGAAAAACGTGACATCGGAAGCTTCAGTGCTGCCGAACGTGAGGTCATAAGCTGGTGGTGTGAGCTGCTGAGAGACTGGCGCATAAAGCGCAAGGGCTACGAAAGTCTTGCAGAGGGCGATATGGTATTCGTTGCGGAGACCAAGCGCATCTGCAGGGACTTTATGGCAGCACACGGCATTGAGATCAGCCGTGATATCCTTTACCGCAAGTACAAATATTTCAAAGCTGAGGACTGGGCGGGTCTTGCGGAATTGAGGGGCGGTCACAACAAGGGCAGGAGCAGCATTCCCACTGAGCTGGGACAGGCGTTCTGCGACCTGTATCTTTGCGACAGAGAGCTGCCCATATCGGACTGCTACCGACTGACGACCCAATGGGCAATAGACAACCGTCCCGACCTTATCCCCGATATGCCATCGGAACGTACATTCAGGCGGTACATCGGCACTATCCCCGAAGCTGTGGTAAAATACTTCCGCTGCTCCGTCAAGGAGTGCATTGATGAATGCCTGCCCTACATAATACGTTTGTATGACGACATTGAAGCCAATGATGTATGGGTGGCGGATAACCACACATTTGATTTTATGACCCGCACCAATGACGGAACGGCAAACCACAGGCTGTATATCACAGGCATACTGGACGCTAAGACAGGGGTGCTTGTGGGCTGGAACATCACAGAAAATCCGTCATCACACTCCACTGTGCTGGCTCTCCGTCACGCAATAATGCGCTGCGGAATACCCAAGGTGCTTTACGTGGATAACGGTACAGAGTTTTTGACCCACGATATCGGCGGTAAGGGACACAGAGCAAGAAAGTCGCAGCGTGATGTACCTGATCCCCCTACTATTCTTGACCATCTGGGTATCAAAATGGTAAACGCACTGGTATGCAACGGACGTGCAAAGCCCATTGAGCGAATGTTTCTGACCCTTAAAAACACCATTTCACGGGTTGTGACTACCTTTACGGGCGGAAACATTGTTGAACGTCCCGAGAGCCTGAAATGGCAGCTAAAGCATGGCATAGTACCCTTTGACTGGCAGATAAGGGAAAAGCTTGACCTGCTGCTTGACGGCTACAATGCAAGCCTATACGGCGGCTGTGAGCCGCAGTTCAAAGGACTGAGCAGAGCCGAAGCATGGTGCAGATCCATACGCCGCAGGACGTTCAGGACCTGCAGTGAATCAGAGCTGAACCTGATGCTGATGCGAACGAGCCGATATCAGACCGTGCGTGAAAACGGCGTATATGTTACGGTATCGGGCGAAAAGCTGTGGTACAACACCAGAGACGATAACTGGAAGTATGTAGGCAAAAAGGTTTATGTGCGATACGATCCCGCCGATCTGGAGACTGTCAGGATATATGACGAAGAGGACAGATACATGGGTGACTGGCACCTTGATATGTCGGTATTTGTGGATTATATCACTGTCAATACCGATGATATTGCGGACAGGAACCGTCTTATAGCACATCAGATCAGGGCGATAAAGGCTATGGGAAAGGAGCTTACGGGCGATATGCAGATAGATGCGCTTGCGATTGCCTGTGCCGAAGCATACCGAAAGACAGGTGCAGTTACCCTTGCGCCGCCCGAGGACACCGATGTGCAGCGCATAGGGGCAGAACAGGAACAGCTGCCGAAAGCCGTGGGCGCTGATGATGTTGACCTCAGAAGAATGATAGAGAATGCTTCAAGGCGTAAAAATAATTTTGAATCGGAGGAATAGTTATGGACGAAAAAAGGCTTGCCGCAGCTCTGGACGCTGTGGAAAATTTAAAAAGAGAATCGGGACTGTCGCAGGAAAAGGCAGGAAAGCTCATAGGAGTATCGGGTGCGGTACTTTCCACGCTCCGCAGCGGAACATACAAGGGCGATGTGGAAAGACAGGTCAAGATAATTGAGGACTATTTTGCCGTCAAAGACAGACACGAGGAGACCTACCGTGAAGTCGAATATGCGGACACATCAATGTCCCACAGGGCATATGAGATGATAAAGCTTGCTCACATAAAAGGCGGTCTGGCAGTGTTCGCAGGCGATGCGGGTATCGGCAAGACAAAGGCTGCAAAGAAGTACGTAAAGGACAATCCCACAAACAGCTATTACTGCGTTTTAAATCCCTGTTTAACGAGCCTTAAAAGCATATTGAAGCTTGTGGCTGATATGGTGGGGGCACGTCCCGAAAGGTCGCTGTACGATATGTGGAGCTCTATCCGCTCCCGCCTTTCGGACGGCTCCGTCATCATATTTGATGAGGCACAGCACCTTACATATCGCTCAATAGAAGCACTGAGAGCCTTTGCGGACAGCTTTGCTGATGATGGACAGACCCTGGGCATCGTTTTTATCGGCAACACCGAAACTGTGCAGCGCTTCGGCGGCAGGCAGAAGGCGGAATTTGCACAGATAGCCAACAGGACAAAGCAGCGTCTGGTATATACCACCAACAACATCAAGCGTGAGGACATCGCACTGCTATTCCCTGTGCTTGCAGACAAGGGCATGAATGCTGAGATAGATTTTTTGCTGGGCATCGCAAGGACACAGCAGGCGCTGAGAGGTGCGGTCAATCTGTTTTCCAACGCCTATGACAATGACGATATCAGTCTTAAAGGTCTGGTACGCATGGCAAAATTCATGGAAATGGACCTGTCGGGTCTGGATATCAAAAAGGCAAAGGGGGCAGCGTAATGAGACGTGAAATGATAACCAAGCTTACAACGGGACTTGCGTCCTCTGCGGATTACAGAGCAGCAGTCAAGGAAGCGACTGTGCTGGAGCTGAAAGCCGCATCTACAAAAATGTACGGAAAAAAGGGAACCAAAACAAGGCTTGCCGCCTGCGACCGTGAGCTGAGAGTGAGAGGAGCTGTGAAAAATGAAAAGGAGCACTAAGCTTATCATCATACTGTTTGCCATACATGAGCTGCTGCTTATGATACTTGGAATGAGCATTGCATTTTCTGCGGAACGCAAGGGGGCTGACGGAACGCTCCTTATTTTTCCCCTTGCATTGCTGCTGATAGTACTGGGCTGGATGCTGCGTGATATCCGCAGTGACAGCAGGAAGTAAGGCTTCTCGGGGGTTGTGCCTTAAACATACAGCCCCACCCCAAAACGTTGGTCACCGTTTAGGTGAAAACGTAAAATGAAAACGGAGGTACATATTATGCCTAAGAAGATAACCGCAAAAGTAAGCCGTGAGCCTATTGACACTGAACGCATGACCGAATGCGTCCGTGCTATCAAGGAGCGTGAGCAGGCTAAGAAGTTTATCGAAAAGGAGATCGCTGACTATAAGTCCGAGATACAGGCGGTAATGACGTCACACGGTATTGAGGAGATGCAGTGTGATGTTTTCACCGTCCGCTACAAGGAGGTATCAAGCGAAAAGTTTGACAGCACATCATTCAAGGCACATTACAGCACGCTTTTCGACAAATTTGTAAAACAGGTAAGGTCGATGCGATTTACCATAAGCTGAGGTAATACCTATGGACATGGAAACCTTCGTAAAGGAATGCCGCAGCTGTGATCCGAATGACACGGCTAAGATATCCGAGCTGCTTGCCTTTGGGGCACAGCTCGGAGAAGCTATAATCGAAGCACGGGGAAAACGTGAACGGATACCGTATGAGAAGATATTGGAGCTTTACAACAATATCTGTGTGAGCCTGCCGAAAGCACACAAGCTGTCAACAGAACGCAGAACACGCATCAAGTCCTGCTTTACGCAGAAATTCACGGTGAAGGACTTTGAGACAGCGTTCCGCACGGTGCAAAGCACGCCGTTTTTGCGTGGCGAGAACGGGCGTGGCTGGCACGCCACATTTGACTGGATCATAAAACCGTCAAACCTGCTCAAGGTACTGGAAAACACCTACGGGGCGGCAGAAGCTGCCAAAAGTCCGTCATTTGACATTGACCTTATAATGGAACGTGCAAAATACGGCAAGCCGCAGATATGAGAAAGGGAGTATTATCATGACTGACAATGAAAGGCGGCGCATATTCGGACTGTCGAAGCAGCTGGGCATCAACACCGAAGAGCTGCATCTGATCATTCACGGAGTGACGGGCTGTGAGAGCATCAAGGAACTGGATAAGGCGCAGACCTATGAAGTGATAAAGGATCTCAACACCCGTCTCGGAGATGCGCCGAGACCAAAGAAAAGGCAGACCAAAAGGACTGTACCGGGAATGATAACCGTCAGTCAGCAGTCGTACTGCTGGAGCATGATATATCGCCTGTCCGAACTGGAACCGAGAAAGGCGACAGAGGGCGAGCGAATGTGCGGGGCTATCAAAACGATACTGGGCGTTACGGCAGTCCCCGAGGATCCGTTCAAGTGGGTAACATTTGACCAGGGACGTGATCTGATAGAGGGGCTGAAACGCTATGTGAATACTGCCGAACGCAAAGCCATAAGGGAGGGACGTGCCATATGAAATGCAATTACTGCGAACACAAGAAGGTCAAGTTCAACGGCAGGAACAACCATTATGTTGTCTGCGGCAGGACAGACGGATTTGTTGGATACTGCAAACGTGGCACCACAGCGTTATACGATGAAGCCCCTCTGCCGGACTGGTGCCCGACAGAAGCTGAGGCGGAAGCGATCAAGCTTAAAGCTATGCTGAGTGCGGCAGTGGATACCATCGAAAAAATTTCCGATGCGCAGGCAGATGTATGCTTTATGGGAAAGGACAGCTGCGAGGGCTGTGATTTTATTTTCGGCAGTCCCTGCAGATGGAAGCATGAGGGCGCAGCAAGGAAAATGCTGAAATTCTAAGATAAGAAAGGAGCCTGCATATGAGTTTGCTCGATGAGCTTACCCTTGACGATCTTGACGATGAGCAGCGGGAACTGGCGGAGTGCATAGGGATTGATGCGTACAAGAAGCTTGTAGCCACATATGCAGGAAGTCCCATAAATATCCGTATGCCGGACAGTCTGACAATGCGGCAGCGCAATAACAACATCTGCAAACAGTTCAACGGATATAATTTTGCGGAGCTGGCAAGGGCATACAATCTGACTGAGCGGCAGATACGCAACATTGTTGCCGATGAAGTATCAAAGCAGCGCAACAAGCCATTGGAAAACCAGATTTCATTTTTTGAGTGATGAAAATTCATTGAAATCAAGTATTGAACCATTTCAATGGGCTGTTACCGATAAATAGTGTATAGTTAGATAAAAGGATCTGACTATACACTATTTTTTTGGAGGAGACAGAATGGGCACCGAGATATACATGACGATAATAACAGGTCTGCTGGGCGTTATCGGATTTTTCCTGACCCGCAGCTTTGCGGCACTTGACAAAAAGGCTGACAAATGCGACCTTGAAACTGTGAAAAATGAGCTGGAAGCTGTGCGAAGCACTATTGCTGACGTTAAGGATAATTATCTGACTAAGGAAGATTTCCTGCGGGAACAGGTCAAGACCGAGAAAAAGCTTGACAAGATAATGGATATCCTTATGGAGATGAAGGGAGGTCAGAACCGTGACTGAACAGGATATTGTAAAAAAGATGCGTGCCGATAATTTCGTGAATAACAACGGCGTTGTGCTCAGGGCTGTAAATATCGGACGCATAACATTCAACAGGCTGTCATCGCTGCGCAGGGCGCTGGAGCCTGATATTGAAAAGGCGGAATTTACCGACTGCATCAATTATCTGTCGGAGTCAAAGTACATCATACTCCGCCGCTGCGACAACAAGCAGCCTGCCAACATATCCGATGACGATATCGACGATATGGAAGCAAAGGTATCTCCCGAAGGCATACAGCTGCTTGCGGGAAAGACAAGCGATCCGTGTGTAAGGGCGTGATGATATGGGCAGAAGGCGTAAACACGGCATAATCGACAACCTTGACCCTGCTGTAAAGAACACCGTTGAAGAAATGATACTCTCGGCGCAGTTTACGTACAGGGACATTGTGGAATACATCACAGACACCACAGGTCAGAGCATTTCTCAGGCGGCTGTATGCAGGTATGCGAAAGGCTTCTGCGAGGACGCTGCAGCTATACACATGGCGCAAGAAAATTTCAGGGCTATTGCCGAGATGTGCGGTAAATATCCCGACCTCGACACCACTGAGGGCATAGTGCAGCTGATGAGCAGTCTTGTTATGACATCTGTGCGCAATCTATCCCCCGAAGACCTTGACGGCACCGATCCGCTGAAGCTTATCAAGCAGGCATCTGAGCTGGTCAGGGCGGTTTCCTACAAGCGAAGCATGGACATCAAAAACAAGGAGCTTACCGAGGCGGGATTTGATGCCGCCAAGGAAAAGCTGTTTACGGGACTGGCAAGCGATGACCCTGAGCTGTACAGACAGCTTGCAGATTACATCGAAAGCAAGAAAAGCGAGTTGATAGTATGATATATGTTATACAGGTCACGCCCATGAACGAGCTGAAGGTGCGTGCTGCACTGGAACGTGAGGGCATATCGGCATATGTTCCGAGACGTGAGCTTATCATCAGAAAAAGTGGGGGCTGGACAAAGGCTGTGCCTGTTATGCTGCCGTCCTATGTTTTCCTTGACTGCGATTACTGCCCTGAGATACATCACATTGTAAGATCGGTGGACGGTGTTATCAACTGGCTGGGCAAGCCTACACCTATCACAGGCGAGGAAGAAGCATTCATGCGGCTGATAATCAACGGCGGCGTTCCCATTCCCGAAAGCACGGCTGATGTTGATAACGACAGGAATGTTACGGTCACGGGCGGCTGGCTGAAAGGCAATGAGCAATATATCATCGGGTATAACATCAGAAAAAAGCGTGCGATGCTGGAAATACGCTTCGGCGGCAGAATGCACAGGACAAGCGTAGGCGTGGAATACACAAAAGTATAAACGGAATGCGGTTGATATCGTTCCCGCAGGACGTGAAATACGGTCATATGGGATATTAACGGACAGATGAAAAAGACTGCTCCGAATGGCGAAGCCTGCCCCAAAGGAAATGCGGGAGCGGCACACCCTTTTAATACCCCTTTTTAATGCCTTTAAATTGCACGGAAGATATAAGGCAAGGTAATTTTACTGCCAGATATCAAAACGCCGTATAAGCCGTTTCTGTGGCTTTGCGTGAAAGGAGATGCAAATGTGAAAAAATGTAAAAAGCAGGCTCTGACCGATATAGCTGATGCCATGTCGGTAGCAGGGCAGCATGACAAAAAAGACACCGCTGCGGGGAGCTTGCAGGACGTCATCTCCGCAGCGCTCAGCGAGCCGAATGAGAAGCGCCGCAGGAAATTGCTCCGAGACTTTGCCGCACGCCGTGCTGACGTGGCGGCTTTTCTTGCGGAAAATGAAGAGCTGGTAAATTCCGAGGCAGAAGCGGCGCTCATCGGTGCGGCGGTGGGCGGAACATTTACAGAAAAGAGGATATCCTACAAGGGCGGCAGACGGCAGGAAAGCATTATCGGACGGAAGGTACAGCCCAATATGGCGGCACTTGCCCTGCTGCTTAAAAACCGTATGCCCGATAAATACAGCGACCACCCTGCAGGAGAGATCGAAATCGAAGATACGGAAGATATAAACGAGGTGATAAACAATGCGGCAGAAGATACGGGCGAAGAAAACAATCCCGTATAACTTTTCCCGGAAGCATCTTGCATATATCCGCCGCTGCGGTGACTGCGTTATAAACGTGGCGGAGGGGGCGGTCAGAGCGGGAAAGACAGTGGATAATGTTATTGCGTTCTGTCGGGCATTGGAAAAATCACGTGATCTTCTTCATCTTGCTTCGGCGGCGACCGCTGCAACAGCAAAGACTGTCATAGGCGACAGCAACGGCTTCGGCATTGAGCATTATTTCCGTGGTCAATGCAAATGGGGCAAATACAAAGGCAATGAGGCGCTTATCGTATGCGGCAGATCTACCGGATACCGTAAGCGTATCATTATATTTGTGGGCGGTGCAAAGGCTGACAGCTACAAGAAATTCCGTGGTATGTCCGTAGGAATGTGGATAGCCACGGAGATAAATCTGCATCACGATAACACCATAAAAGAGGCATTTAACAGACAGCTTGCGGCACTTGACCGCAGGGTATTCTGGGATCTTAACCCCTCGCAGCCCCAAGCTTCTATTTACAAAAATTACATTGACCTGTATGCAAAGCAGGCGGCGGAGGGCAAGCTTGCCTTCGGTTACAACTATCAGAAATTCACCATTTTTGACAACATCAACATTTCTGAGGAAAACCGCAGGCAGGTAATTTCCCAGTACTGCCCCGGGACAGTATGGTACAGGCGTGATATTCTCGGTGAACGTGTAGCGGCGGAGGGACTTATCTTCCGTGATTTTGCGGACACACCCGAGAAATTCATTACAGAGAGCTATCCCAAATCTATGAGAATGATAAACATAGGCGTGGATTTCGGCGGAAACAAGTCCAAGACCACATTTGTTGCGACCTGCATCATCGGCAATTTTCAGAGCATATGCGCTCTTGCCGATTACAAAGTTGAGGGCGGCAAGGGTACTATCAACACGGACATGGTATGCAGGAAGCTGCTGGATTTCTACAGATTTATCCACAGCCTTTTTCCCTCCGTCCCGATCTATGCCATATACTGCGACAGCGCCGAGCAGATGATAATAAACACTATCCGTCCGTTTATGTCTCAGCACGGCGTTAGCGCTGCGGTAAAGGACAGCTACAAGGGAGCGGTCACAGACCGTATATATGCGCTTAATACCCTGATGTCACAAGGACGGTTCTCGGTTTACCGTGACTGCACAAATGTCATAAACAGCCTCAAAGAGCAGGTGTGGGACGATACGAAGGTCGGCGAAGATGTCCGCCTTGACAACGGCACTTGTGATATTGATACAGCCGATGCGCTGGAGTATTCGTTCAGCTCGTTCCTTAAATACCTTAACCTTGACATGAAGGGAGATGATAGCAATAAACGCTGAAATAATAAACTTCCTTAACCGCACATTCGGCTACAGGCTGACGGGTGATTATTACAATGTCATTGCCATGTGGGAAGACTGGTGGAGAGGATTCAATGAGCCGTTTCACCGCATTGTGTTTGACAATGGCAGCAAGCGCAGGAGCCGTGATATGTACACCATGAAAATGGCAAAAAAGGTATGCGAGGACTGGGCTGCTATCCTGATAAATGACAAAACATTTATCAAGACCGATGATGACCGTGCAAGCCGTTTCCTCATGGGCGACACGGGGAACGGCGGCGTTTTCGGCAGCAATAACTTCTGGGAACAGGTCAACAACCTTATGGAGCGCATGATGTGGTCAGGCACTGCGGCAGTGGTAATACGGCTGAAAAATGCGGCTGTGTCCGAAAACGGCAGTATTATCCCGGACAGCAGGACACGGATAGACCTTAACTACATTGACGGTGGAAACATAATCCCGCTGAGCTGTGACAATGGCACGATCACCGAAGCGGCATTCTGCTCTGATGTGTGCATCAAGGGTGTGAATAAAATTTACCTTGAGATACACAGGCTTGAGGACGGTGAGTATGTTATTGAAAACCGTGTGTTTGTGGCTGACAAGAGCGGAGGTGTGCTGAAAGAGGACAAACTTCCCGAAAGCGTTCCGCCTGTTATACACACAAGGTCGGCTATACCGTGGTTCTCTGTTTGCAGACCTGCTATCGTAAACAGCATAAAGGGCAGCAACGGTATGGGCTGTGCCGTATTTGCAAATGCCATTGATAACCTCAAAGGCGTTGATATTGCATACAACAACCTTAACTCCGATATCTGGCTGGGTCAGAAAAAGGTGTTTATGGCAAAATCGCTTATTGAGGAGTACATGGGGCAAAAGATAACTCCCGATGAGGTAAACCAACAGCTGTTCTACTACATAACCTCATCTGCGGAGGACATGGGCGCAAAGCCGCTCATCACAGAACACAACCCTGATCTGAGAGTAAAGGACAATGTGGACTGCATTCAGGCTCAACTTGATTACCTGAGCTTCAAGGTAGGCTTCGGCACAAAGCATTATCAGTTTAATGCGGGCTCTATTGTCACAGCTACTCAGTACACGGGTGATAAACAGGACCTTGTTCAGAACGCCCACAAGCATTTTATCCGTGTTGAGGGATTTTTGCACGACCTTGTAAAATCATTGCTGCACATCGGAAAAAGCTTTATCGACAGCAGCATAAATGACGAGGCTGCTATTTCCGTTACCTTTGACCAGTCACCCCTCATTGACGAAAATGCGGAGCGGGAACGTGACCGTGCCGATGTTTCGGGCGGCATCATGGCAAAATGGGAATACCGTGCGAAATGGTACGGGGAAAGCGAGGAGGAGGCAAAGGAAAATATCCCGTCCGATGATGACACGGCTGATATGTACCCGAACGGAGCTGATTTTGAATGATATCCCCCGCAAAGCTTGACAAGCTCCCCGCAGAAGTGGTAAACTTAGTGCAGGAGCTGCAGGAAGAGATAATCAGCGACATATGCCGCAGAATATCCAAAGTCAACTATCTTACACCCACCGCAGAATGGGAGCTGTATAAGGCAAATCAGCTCAATCTTTCCTATAAAGAGGTCAACCGAAGAATTGCCCGTCAGCTCAAGGTCAGGGAACGGACAGTGCAGGAACTTTACTCCGACACGGTGAAGCAGGCGCTGAAAGACGATGCCGATATTTACCGCATTGCGGCAGCTATGGGCAAGCTTCCGGACAGTACAGGGGCGAAAACAGACAAGTATTTCCGCTCAGCTTCCTTTTCTCAGCTTTTGTCCAAGGGGCTGAAAAGCTCCAAGGGGCAGCTGAGAAACCTCTGTAACAGTATGGCGGCGGAGGCGAACCGACAGCTTTCGGACGCTATGGACCTTGCGCATCTGAAAGTTATATCGGGTGCATTTTCCTACAATGATGCCATATATTCGGCGGTGAGATCTCTTGCCGACAAGGGCATTGCCCGTGTGGAATACCCAAGCGGCAGGCGGGATAACGCCGATGTATGCGTAAGGCGTGCGGTACTTTCTTCGGTAAACAAGTCCTGCTGTGATATACAGCTTGACCTTGCAAAAGAGATTGGCAGCCGTTATGTTGAGGTTTCTTCTCACTTCGGCGCACGTCCCTCCCACGCCCAGTGGCAGGGTCAGATTTACAGCCTTGTGAAAGGCGACCCGAAATATCCGTATTTTTACGATGCAACGGGCTACGGAACGGGAGAGGGACTGGGCGGCTGGAACTGCCGACACAACTTTTTCCCGTACTTTGAGGGCATTGACACGCCCTATCACACGCCCGATTTCACCAAGAACGAGAACGACGAATATTATGCCCTTACGCAAAAGCAGCGTGGCTATGAACGTGCTGTGCGTGATTCCAATCGACAGCTTGCGGCTCTTGACGGTGCAAGGCAGTCGGCGGAGGATCCTCAGCTCAGAGCGAGACTTGACAGCGATTTTGCACGGCGGTCGGTTATCCTCAAAAACCGTGAAGCACGGCTTGATGCGTTTATCCGTGACAATGACCTGCAAAGGGATAACTCCCGTGTTCGGGTCGTGGGGTTCGGAAAGAGTGTTTCGCAGAGGGCACGGTATGCCGCAGCGAGCAACTCTGCTCCTGTCACCCTGCATTCTGACTTATATAAAAACACTGCGTTTAAACCCAAGGAGTATTTTGACAGCAAGGAATACAAAAACAAGTTTAAGCAATTCGGTTCGGACTTTTTCAGTGGTATTGCCCGTGATACTGTGTACGTTTCCGCCAGAGAAGCCATAAAGAACAATTATGGCTCTATGTCGGAAGAAGTATCGGTCATAGGCAATATTTCGGGAATAATAAAGGACAGGCAGTACAGCGATGGTTTGTCTGTAAGCTTTAACATTCCCAAAGGCAGGGCGGGGGCATATACTGTTATTCATAATCACCCCAACAATGCTCCGCTGAGTATTGAGGATATAGTAACAGCAAGCGAATGCCCGAGCATAAAAACTATGATGGCGGCTTCCCACGACGGCAAGATTTATTGGCTGCAAATTGGTGACGGTAAAAGGCTGGGTGTTACGAACGAAATGCTTAGGAAAAATACCTTTGAAGCATTTTATTTAAAAACCGAATGGGCAAGAGTTATTACCAATAACAACGGAGACTTCTATAAGGCTCTGCGTGAATTTGCCAAAACTTATAACTGGAAAGTAGGAGTAATTTAATGGACAAATATTATCATATTACGATTGATGATGGTGCGCCTTTGCCCACAGAAGATGATATGAAAGCATTTGCGGAGAAAATCGGAATTACATACGATGAATATGTTGATGCGTTGGATAACGGAATCTTCAAAACTGCTGATGTCTTGGCGTATGTAAAGGAAAAATGTTATCACATAACAATGAATGATTGCTCTCCTCTGCCAACCGAAGATGATATGAAAGCATTTGCTGAGAAACTCGGTATTACATATGAGGATTTTTTATCTGCACTTGATAACCATATTCCTTATAACGAGATATATGAGTATGTAAAAAAATTGCATAAATGAGCACCTTGCACCGACAGGGTGCTTTAATTTTGCCTAAAAAGCCCTTAAACCAATGTTTAAGGCGCTTTTTTTATACCCAAAACCAATTTTTAAAGGAGGAATTTCCATGAAGAAGGAAGAACTTACTGCTCTCGGAATGACCGATGAGCAGGCGGAAAAGGTGCTGGAAATGCACGGAAAGGAGCAGAATGAAGCTGCGTCCAAGCTCTCGGAGGCTGAAAATAAGCTTGCCGCTGCGGAGAAGAACGCCAAGGAGCTTACCGAAAAGGTCAAGGCATTTGACGGTGTTGACCTTGAAGCGCTTAGAAAGTCAGCTGCCGACTGGGAGACCAAGTATAACACCGATATTGCCAAGGCAAAGCTTGACAGTGCCGTGGAGCTGGCTCTCACCAAGGCAGGCGCTAAGGACGTTGGTCTTGCCCGTCACCTCATCGACACATCTATCCTTAAGCTTGACGGCGACAAGGTAGTAGGTCTGGCGGAACAGCTGGAAAAGGCTAAGACCGATAAGGCTTTCCTTTTCGGTGATGAGCCTGCAAAGGAAACAGCAAGGATCGACACAGGGATCGACCACGGCGGAGCTACCGATACAATATCGGACGCTCAGATCAGAGCCGTTATGGGTCTGCCCGCTGAAACCAAGTGATTTATTTAGGGAGGAAAAATTATGCCTAACGCTATTACAAAATTTTCAAAGTTCATCGACAGGCTGGACGAGGTGTATAAGCTTGCGTCCTGCACTTCTGTTCTGGACAGTGACAGCACACTGGTCAGAGCGGGAGCAAATGCCAATGAGCTCATCATTCCCAAGCTTACCATGGACGGTCTTGCAGACTATTCCCGTTCAAGCGGCTATGTAGATGGCGATACCAACTTCACGAATGAGACCGTTACCTTCAACTATGACCGTGGCAGACGTTTCAGCGTTGATAACATGGACAACGAGGAGACCGCAGGTCTTGCATTCGGCAGACTGGCGGCGGAATTTGTCCGCACAAAAACAGTGCCTGAGCTTGATGCGTTCCGCTTCGCAACCTATGCGGCACAGAAAGATATCTCTGTTAAAACAGGCTCGCTCACAGGCGGCAATGATGTTATCAGCGCTCTGATCGCAGCGCAGTCGGAAATGGACGAAGCCGAGGTCGCAACCGAAAGCAGGGTGCTGTTTATCACTCCTACACTGCTTAATGCCGCAAACAATGTGGATACCACCAAGTCCAAGGCTGTACTTGACAGCTTCTCAAAGGTTGTAAAGGTACCCCAGTCAAGGTTTTACACTGCCATTGATATGGCTGACGGCAAGAGTGACGGCGAAAAGACAGGCGGCTACAAGAAAGCTGCGGCAAAGTATGAGGTCACTGCCTCACAGCCCGATGACTGGACATCAAATTACTCAAACTATTACACCGTCTCAGATGGTGTATATACCCCTGTTGCATCTACTGCATCGTGGGAAGCGGGCAAGTATTACAGAAAGGTATCCGAAGAGGGCAAGCCTATCAATTTCATGGTGATCGAAAAGTCTGCCGTGATTCAGTACCCCAAGCACACCGTGAACAAGGTCATCACACCCGAGGAAAACCAGTCAAGCGACAGCTGGCTGTTCTTCTTCCGTGCCTATGGTCTTGCCGATGTGTTTGAAAACAAGCGCAGCGGAATTTATCTGCATTATGCCGGATGACGGAGGTGGAAACATGAAAACTGTCGGAAGAACAGAGCCTGTCAGGACATCGCCTGCTGAAAAGGTAAGAAAGCCCAAGAAACCGCCCGGCAGAAAGGATGAGTAAGATGTACGCTGATTACAGCTATTACAGCAAGGTATATCACGGCAAGATCAGCGAAAATGATTATACGCCCTACGCCGAAAAGGCGGGGGCGTATATTGATAACCGGACGGATTTCCTGTTCGAGAAAAATGGTCTGCCTGCTGAGGGAAGCTCTCTTGCACGGCGGCTCATGACCTGCTCCTGTGCGATTGCGGACGAATATTACCGCACCGAAACGGGAGCGGCATATTCAAAAACATCGGAAAAAGTGGGTGAGTATTCCGTAAGCTATGCTTCGGGAGATGTCAAGTCCGCCGATGAGCGGCTGCATGATATCGCAGAACTGTATATCCCCGATGTGCTCAAGGCGGTGAAATGGATATGAAGACCAATACCGACTGTACCGTGATACGCCTTGCGGACGGTGAGGATCCTGTTTATTTATACGTTCCTGCGGTAATGTGGCAGGACGTATATGCGCAGGAAGTCAAAAAATACGGAGCTGAAAATGCAGACAGCGCTGCAATATATTTTCCCGATGTCGATACAGATGTACGCATCGGGGATTTTGTTGTGATGGGCGGTGTCGATGAAACTGTTGACCCTGCTGTTATCTGCGGTGCGACGCTGCGAATAACGTCTGTTGCCGTTAACCGATACGGCAGCAGAGATATGCAGCACATAAAGGCAGGTGCTAAGTAATGGGTGTCATTATTCAGATGGACCCCGCCGAGGAAATGCTCCGCAAAAGGGGTGTTGAAAGAGGCGGCAAGGTGCAGAAGTACATCGACAGCAAGGTGGTATCATACTGCGATAAGTATGTGCCGTTTCTCAGCGGTCTCCTTAAGCGTGCTATCGGAACTGTTTACGGCAGCGGATATGTGCGCTACAATACCGTATATGCCAAGCCGCAGTATTACGGTAACGCTGGCATGGGCAGGGGCGGAATGTCCCGTGGAGGACTGCGTGGACGGTTATGGTTCGAGCGCATGAAAGCGGCGCACAAGTCCGATATCCTGAACGGTGCTGCAAAGCTTGCGGGAGCAAGGGCAAGGAGGAGATGATATGGTCAGCAGCATAATAGAAGGCATAAGGGATCATATTGCGTCTGTCCCGCTTATGTCTGAATTTGACAGCAAACACCGTCACATTGACTGGACAGATGCGGATAACGATAACTACGGCATTTTCCCCGATACCGATAATCTTGTGGACGAATATGTTGACGGCACTCAGATACGTCAGTATATCTGTCAGATAAACATACGCAAATTCGCCGTGCTGGACGCAGACAGACTGAAAAACAGTGCATTTCTGGAACGCTTGCAGCGTTGGTTTGATACCCAGACTGATGCAGGCGAGCTGCCCGAGATGCCGTACAGCTGCACTGCCCTTGAAATTACTGCGGAAAATGCAATGCTCATGGAGCTTGACCCGTCAGGCAAGCGGGGCATATACACAATTCAGATTATTTTGAAATATGAAAAGGAGGAATGATCTATGGCTGATGCTATCGCCAAAAGATCGCAGGTACACGTTTATATGAACACAGGCACGTCAGCATCGCCTACATGGGTGCGTCTGGGAAAGGGCTGGAAGAAATTTTCGGAGAACCCCAATGCCCAGACCGAATCCGTGCAGTATATCTGTGATGACAGTGCCACCACAGATACTACATCATATGAGCCCAACTATGCGTTTGAATGTGACCTTATGCACACAAATGAAGCTATCAAGAAGATATACGACATTGCCAAGGGGCGCAAAACAGGCTCCGACTGCATAGTTGATATCGTGACCGTTGATGCCTTTGAAGAGACGGACAGCAGCAAGGAATGCACGGCATACAGAGAAAATCTGTCTGTACAGGTATCAAGCATTGACGGTGAAAAGAAGATGTCCATGTCCGGCAACCTTAATGGTCAGGGTGACGGAGTTAAGGGCAAGTTTGATCTCACGACCAAGACATTTACCCCCGACAGCGAAGCTGCCTGATAAATAATTTCACGCCGGGGCAGAAATGCTCCGGCAGCTTTATATGAGAAAGGAAAATAACTATGAAGTTTGAATATACACGTCCCGAAGACACCAAGCTTGAAGCCTACGGAAAGGTATTTGATATCCCACCCAAGACAGCGCCCCTTGTTGACGGAGTGAACAGTATCAACAAGCAGATCGCAGAGGGCAATGCAGCACAGCAGGCAGCGGCGCTGAGAGAGGGCATTGCGCTGTTCATTGGTGAAGAGGCTGCGGAAGAGATATTCCCCAAGGCAAAGCTTGACAGCATCAGTATTGATGAAATGTCTGCCCTCTGGTTTGTGCTCAATGACATCAGCAATAAGGAGACTGAGGCTGTTATTGCCAAATATGCCCCCAAGCCCAGAAATGAGATAAGGGTGTCATCGAACCCAAAGAAGTAAGCTCCCTTCCGACTTCTGTCGTGCTTTACGGCAGGGAGTATGATTTTCATTCCGATTTCCGTGAGTGGATGAGGTATGAGCTGCTTATGACTGACGGTGATGTTGATGACAGTCTGCGGTATGGTCTGGCAGCAGACATTATTTTCCCGCCTGAGCAGCATATACCGCTGACACGTAAAACAGCCGATTTCCTGCGGTGGTTCTACCACTGCGGTGATCCGCCCGGGGAAAATGATGATACTGATAATGACTATTTTCTCGAATCACGCCTGCCGTACAAATTTGATGCGGACTTCCCGTATATCCATGCGGCGTTTATCGAACAGTACGGCATTGACCTTATTACAGTTGATTATCTGCACTGGTGGACGTTCAGGGGGCTGTTCCGCTCCCTGCATGACTGCAAATTTACTGAGATAGTCGGATATCGCACAGCGGAAACGGGTGATATGTCGGAGACTATGAAAAGTCATTATCACAAAATGCAGGAGCTTTATGAGCTGCCCGTATCCAGAACGGAAAGACTGAGAATTGAAAAAGCAAGACAACTGTTATATTAAATTATGGGAAGGAGTGATGTTATGGCAGCAGACGGCAAGCTCGTTTTTGACACGGGCATAGACAGCAGCGGGTTTGACAAGGGGCTTAAAAGTCTTGGTTCTCTGGCAGCAAAATCAGCTGCGGTAATTACAGCTGCATTCACGGTTGCTGCTTCTGCTGCCGTAAATGTCGGCAGCTCGTTCACAGCGTCCATGTCGCAGGTTGCGGCGACTATGGGAATTACCCGTATGTCAGATGATTATCAGATACTGACTGCCTCAGCCGAGGAAATGGGTGCAGCCACAAAATTCTCGGCAACACAGGCAGGCAATGCGCTTAATTACCTTGCCCTTGCAGGCTATGATGCCCAACAGTCGGTAGAGGCTCTGCCGACCGTACTTAACACAGCAGCGGCAGGCGGAATTGACCTTGCCTATGCGTCTGACCTTATAACCGATTCCATGTCCGCTCTGGGGCTGTCCATGAGCGAGCTTGAAGGCTTCTCTGACAAGCTTGCAAAAACGTCACAGAAATCAAATACAAGTGTTGCCCAGCTGGGTGAGGCTATACTTACAGTCGGCGGTACTGCAAAATCATTGTCGGGCGGCGTGGAAGAACTTGATACAATGCTGGGCTTGATCGCCGATAACGGCATCAAGGGTGCTGAGGGCGGTACTGCCCTCAGAAATATTATTCTGTCATTATCCGCTCCCACCGACACGGCAGCGGCTGCTATGGAACGTCTTAATGTTTCGGCATTTGACAGCCAAGGCAAAATGCGTGATCTGTCCGCTGTTTTCTCGGACTTTAACGCAGCTCTGGCACCGCTTACCGATCAGGAAAAAACTCAGGCTCTGAGTGAAATATTCAACAAGGTTGACCTTAAAGCGGTCAATGCGCTGCTGGGTACATCGGCGGAACGTTTTGAGGAATTAAGAGGTTACATAGAAAATTGCAGCGGAGCCGCAGAGCAGATGGCAAAAACTATGGACGATAACCTTACAGGTGATCTGACCATTATGTCGTCTGCCCTTGAAGGTCTGGGCATCGCTGCATTTGACAAATTCGAGAAACCCATGCGCAGTGCGGTGCAGACCGTTACGGAGGATATATCGGCTCTTACCGTTGAGGTAAAGGACGGCGGTCTGTCTGAACAGTTTGACAAAATATCCAACAGCGCAGGAAGGCTTGTTACAGCTGTAGGCGAGCTTGCAGCAAATGATATACTGCCTGCGATCATAAACAGCATGGCAGCTATCATTGAACATGGTGGAAGCATTATTTCCGTTATGGCTGGTATAGCAGCGGCAGTATTAGCAGTTAAAGGACTTACAGCATTTGCAAGTCTTCAGAAAGCCATACGTATTGCCAATTTAGCATTGATTGATATGGAAGCGTGCTCAGGTAGTGCTGCCATAGCCCAAGCTTTTCTTGCGGGTAATTTGACGGTTACTCAAACTGCTGCGGGCATATATCATGGTAAGATTTCTGCCGCTACTTTGGCAACGGCAGCGTTTAATGCTGTGTGCTCTATTAACCCGATATACCTTATTGCAGGTGCTCTTGCAGCAGTTGTAACAGGCATAGGACTTTATATCAGCCATGTCAACAAGGCAAAAGCCGCAACGGCTGATCTTGCCGATGAGACAAATCAGTATGTCGAAGCCATGGATAAGGTGGTTCAGGACGGACAGGAAAATATAGACAATTCCAATGCGGAAATAGCGGTAATAAAGGAAAAAGCCAGCCGCTACGAAGAGCTTCGGCAGCGTTACAGTAATCTCACCAAAGGTGAAATGGCTGAGTTTAAATCACTTGCGGAAGAACTGCAGGAAATTCTGCCTGACGGCACCGAGATTATCAATGAACAGACAGGTGCATACAATAGCCTTGCCGACAGCATTGAACGTGTTTGTCAAAATATGGAATCACAAGCTGTCCTCAATGCGAAATACAAACAGTATGAGGAAGCCGCCTCTCAAAACTATGATATTAACAAGCAGCTTGATGAAATTCAGGCTCAATATGAAAAAGAACAGCGCAATGCAGATCTGTATGCGTCAGAAGGTCTAAGTGTAGATGATGTATCATCATTGGATAGAATCGCACAGCGTTTGTATGGAATTTCCTACGATGCTCTTGTTCAGCAGCGTAATACTAATCAGGCAATTATTGATGAATACCATCAGCTTTATTCAGATACATATAATGAGCTTAATTCTGTTGAAGAAGAATCGACCAATAGCTATGTTGATAATCATCGTCTTGCAGGTCAGCAATATGCAGATACCATTAAATCGTCCAATGAGGAAATGCTTAAACAGCTCGACGCAAACACCCAAAAGCTGGAAAGCGGTTTTGAAAAGCTTGACCATCAGTACAACACGGGAAGTATAGCTACCGAAGAGGAGCTTTACAAAAAGAAAAAGGCACTGCTTGACAAATACGGTTCCGAGACCTACAAGGATCACTGGAAATTTTATGAAGAGATATACGGCTGCGAAAAGGACTTTGCGGAAGCGAGCAAGAAGCTTGAGGAAGAAAAGCTGAAAGAGACAGCCAAAACCACGTCCGAGATAAATAAAAAGATCCGGGAGGGCATGGAGAAAAACCTGAAGGATACCAAGGACAGTCTGAAAAAACAGCTTTCGGCTACCAAAAGCAGCTTGTCAAGCATTATCTCCGAATACAGCAAGGCAATGAGTGACCTTAAATCCAACATTTCGGGTTATAAAAACAAGCTGCTGTCCGTGGGTGATATCTTCTCTGTTGACGAAACCGAAAAGAACGGTCAAAAGGTCAAAACCTATACTATCGCAAACATCGACAAGCAAATGAATGAGATGGAAAAATATCACAGCTATGTGATGAAGCTTAAAGCCAATGGCGCTTCGCAGGGGCTCATTGAGGAGCTTACCAGTCTTGACTTTGAGGACGGTGCACAGTTCGGCAAGTATCTCTCAGGGCTTTCCGACAAGGAATTTGCCAAGATAAACAACTACTATAAAAAGCGTGACGATCTTGCCGATGAGCTTTCCAAGGATATGTATAAAGGGGAAGCCGAAAAGCTCAATTCCGTGCTTATGGAATGTGTTAACACTGCCCTTACCAGCCTGCCTGCTGCGGCTCAGACCGCAGGAAGAGCAATGCTCAGCGGTATTATGGAAGGCATAGGCAATTCAGATGACCTGACCGAAAGAATGACCACATTTACCGACAGCTTTGCAGAGGTGTTTGAGTCCGCTGTTGATGATATGGACCTTAATAAGAGCTTTTCCATTGCCCTTGGCGGCATAGATGCACACGCCGAAGGTCAGGAGCTTGGCAGGCAGCTCATGAACGGATTTGACGAGGAGCTGAAAAAGCACCGAAGCGAAATATCCGTTTCACAGACTTCATCGGCAGAAAACCTTGCGTCCGATACGTCTGCCAAAAACGCCGGAACAAAGACCTCCGGCAGCAGTAAAAATGACAATATCACCATTGACACCACAAACAATATTACCGTGCAGATCGACAGCGAAACGGTATCACGGTCAACAGAACACAGCCGCAAAACTAAGGAAAGGAGAACAGGCTGATGATTTTCAGGATTGGAAATATAAATGTACTGCCGTGGCTGGAAACCTACAATATACAGCTCGAACCGCAGTACGGCAATGACACTTTTACCTGCATAAACGGTGACAGTGTAAATGACTACAAGGGCGATAAGGTGTCGGTAAGCTTCTCCCTGCGGCGTGTGCCGTCCGATACGGCTGCGCTTATATCTGCTGCTCTGGGCGGCAGCTCCGTGTCCTGTACGGTATCCGCTCCCACCGATATAACGACATCATTTTCAAAAACATCATACCGTGCAGAGCCGTATGATAAGGGGCAGAAATGGCATTTTGATGTAACTGTGCAGTCGCTCGGGGTAATAAACTCGGGCGACAGTCTTTAGCTATACCCTGACTATCGGAGGTATAGATGTGCCTCACTTTGCTGACGTACAGATAAAATACGATGTGGACGGCTACGGGATTTCGGGCGTTATCACTCCGCAGCTGTCCTTTTCTGTACCTGCCTGCGATTATGATGATACGTCCGAACTTTTCCCCACAGGTGCGCAGGTCATACTTACCTGCTCAAATGGTATGGATATACCACGGTTTTACGTATCTTCCCGCTCATACAGCAACGCAAAGCTCAATTTCACCTGCTATGACAGGTCATATGCCACAGATCGTGACATTGCTATGCCCGATGATCTGTACGACATCAGTGGATATGCTTCCATATCTGATGTTATGGACAAGATCATGGCGATATGCGGATACAACGGCTACTCCGACAGCACTGGCATTATCGGAACAGTTATCACCAAGGCTAAAAAGGACAATATCAGCGGTAAGACCTGCCGCAATATACTTGATGACCTGTCCCGTGCCTGCTGCGGTGTATGGCTTCTGCAAAATGACACAGGCACTGCCGATGTGCGTGGCACTCTTACTCTTATTCCCGTTGAGAGCGGTATGGGAGCGGTATTTACGGCGGAAAAGTATTCCGATGTTTATATCGGCGGCACAAAAACATTCCGCAAGTTTATACTTACAAGCGGCAGCGAACGCTACACAGCCGGAGCTTCCGAAACTGCTTACGGTACTGTTGAGATTGAAACGCCATTTGCTTCCGCAGCTCTTGCGGGTGCACTGTATAACAGGCTCAAGGACTATACCTACAAATCGTGGAGCTGCAATAAGATGCTTGCGTCCATAGGTCAGCTTGCGATAATACCGTCACCCTCATCGCTTATAACCTTTGGATCAAAGCAAAATCTGTATGTAAACAACTGCACGGTATCGCTCACATCAACAGGCATATATGCTTCCGTTGGTCGCAATGACGCAGATGAGGACGAGCTGGCATATCATAACCGCACAGAGCGTGAGATCGCCATGCGTGTGCGCATCGGTGCGCTGATGGGCAACACCGTTATCACCGAAAAAGGCGCTGCACTGGTTGTCAAAGATGAGGTAAACAACAAGACCGTAAATTACGGCTTTGAGATGGACGAAAGCGGCGTTGCCACATTCGAGGGTGCGATCATTGACACTATCCTTCCTACCTGCAAGCGCACTGCCACAACCGATGGCATAGCTCTCATTGCCGATTATGGCGGCAAAAAGCTGAAATATTCCTACAGCGAAGATGCAGATGGAAACATCAATCTCATGAGAGACGAGGTGAATGACGATGGATGATATGATGTGGTTCCTGCTGGGGCTGATGAAAGGTAAGGTCGGAAAGGTCAAGCCGCTGAGTGTCACAGAAAACGGCACATACAATGTCTCAGATGTTGAAAAGGCTGAGGGGTACACGGGATATTGCCCTGTGACTGTTGATGTCAAAACAACGGCTGTGATACAACCGCTGTCCGTATCAGAACCGGGTGTATATAATGCGTCCGACTATGGCTGTGACGGGTTTGATCCCGTGAACGTATCCGACAAATACAAGAAACTGTATGAGTATGCGACGGGTGGTGGAAGCGATAACACGACGGACGACGGACAGAATGTACCAAACTCATTGGGTTCGGGCGATACCGAAAATACAAACGAATACCTCGACCTGTCATCGGGCGAGTTTGACACCGTTACAAATTCGGGAAATTCGTTACAAATCAGTATATATTTCGATGAAACCCCACACCCAACGCAAGCGAAATACTGGTCGTTAGCCCCTATGTGGAAAGCTGTCAATCTATCTAATGGTGAAATATCGACGGGACGTGCATTTTCTACAGACATTGGCTGGAATGAAGCAACCACAAAAAAACCGTTTTATAGAATAAAAAGTATTGAGTACGACATTTCAATAACAAAGGTTCACATCGATTTAACGCGATATTGGGAAAGCGGCACAGAACGTGATACATGGTCAAACACGTTAACGTTCGACCACAATTCGTATGGTGTGGGGCAGTTTACAGATAGTTGGTTCATTTCATCATCTCAGTAAATGAGGTGCGACCATGGGCACGGGTACGCAGCGCCAAGCGCAGTATCACTTTGTCCTTCCATTGCGACGGAGCTGTGCAAGGCAGAAAAGGCGTTTTATGAGACTTTTAAAACCTGAAAGAGAGTGAATTTTTTATGTCTATCAGTACAAGAGAAGCAACCGTTACGCTTAGCGGCGTGACAACCGTAACATTTGACCGCAGATATCCATATTTTGCGGTAAGAAACGATAGCAGCGCACCTGTGTACATTTCTACAGTAAATGCGAATTGCACAGCAGGTGCTGACGGCGTTGTTGCTGTGCCAAAAGACGGCAGCGTAGTCATTGCAAATTGCGGTGATATTTTCGGTGATGGCACACTGTACCTCAACGGCAGCGGAGCTGTTACTATTATGGGACAGTATGACGGTGGCAACCGTTTTAGGGCAGCCAAGAAGGGAGGTGATGGCGGATTGAAAACAGGCGGTTTAACGTTGCACGGACAGGTCCTGCCGATTTATGCGGTGGGAGAAGCTGTTGATATTGCAGATACGGAGGTTATAGGATAATGGGAAAGCTTTACAAATATCAGCCTACGCTGGGTATGTCGAAAGATGACAGGACACAGGCTAACTACACTGCCAAAATTATTGCATGGTTACATTCTGTGGAAGATTTGCTGACGACTGTCGCTGACATCACATATACTGAGACAGGCTGCACACTGACGCCGAAGTTTGCCAATATCAACGACAAGGTTATTGCTATTGAGGTGAGCAGTAGTAGTCAGTACATAGTGTCAACCAAGACAGGCAATCAGTCTCCTGCTTGGCAGTCACATAGTGTCGCACTGAGCGGCGACCCATGTTTGTATATCATCTCTGATACAGATATGGTTGGACTGGGTTTTGGCACGACCCCTTGGTGTTGCAGCATTCATTCTGCCACCAAATTCGACGGCACCGAGTGTGGCGTTGAAGTTGATACATCTAGTACAGGTTTTATTTGGTTTGTCGGAAACGGGATTATCAATGGCAATCTCTCCTACTATGGAGCTGACGCAGTGGGGACAACTGCATCGTACTGCATTAAGCCGTTTACATTCGCAGCTTCCGGTTTAATCCAAAGCCACGTTATGCACGCTGATGGCGGAATGGAAAAACCCGTCCGCGGCAGCATCTTCACAATCGGTGACGATACGTACGTTAGTATGTTTGGCAATTTCGTTCTGAAGGTGTAAATATAAAATAAAAAGGAGAAATAATTATGAACTGGAAGTCAAAACTTACAAGCCGCAAATGGTGGGCAGCAATCACAGGCGTTATCGTTTCTGTTATGGTGCTTTTCAATGTTGACAGTCAGCAGTCGGAACGCATCACAGCGCTTATTACGGCAGTATCATCAGCTGTGGCATATACCATTGCTGAGGGATTTGTGGACGCTGCAGCCGTTGATAAAAACAGAGAGGATGAGGATAATGACGATGAATGAGTTTGAAATCAAGGAAGCTGTAAAAGCCTTTGCATATGGCTTTTCTGCAGAACGTGTTGCCGAGGAATGTGATATCCCTGTGGAAAAGGCTCGTGCTATACAGCAGGAACATTCCGCTGAGATAATCGAAAGGAGAAAAGCAAGCTATGAGTAATGCGGTTTACAGGCTCATTGATCTGTCTAAGTGGAATGGCAAAGTCGATTTTAACCGTGTGCGCTGTGCAGGCATTGACGGCGTTATTATCCGCACAGGGTTCGGCGTGGCAAATCCCCGCCAGATTGACCGAAGATTTGAGGAATATTACTCCTGGGCAAAGGCTGCAGGGCTTTATGTTGGCGCATATCATTACAGCTATGCCAAAACAGCAGCGGAAGCTTCTGCCGAAGCGGAGTTTATGCTGAAGATACTTAAAGGAAAGTCATTTGAACTGCCTGTTTACGGCGATTTTGAGGAACAGGGAAGGATTTCAAAGTCTGTATGCACAGCCATGGTCAAAGCATTCTGCGACAGGCTGGAAGATGCAGGCGCTTGGGCAGGCATTTACAGTTATGATACTTTCTTCAGGGACAAACTCACATCTGATGTGCCCAAAAGATACACCGTGTGGTCCGCAAGGGTAGAAAACATTTTCCCCAAATGCGTATCATCGGCAGATGTAGGCATTTGGCAGCACTCGTGGAAGGGCAGGGTAAGCGGTGTGTCGGGTGACGTTGACCTTGATTATTGTTTCAAGGACTTTCCTGCACTGATCAAACGCACAGGTCTTAACCGTTTCTGATACATAATATTTTAATTTAAAACGAAGTGAAAACGGCGTGCCTGATGGTGCGCCGTTTGTGTTTAGGAGGACTTATAATGAGATCATTTATTCCGTGGATAGGCGGCAAAAGCGCCCTGTCCAAGACTATTACCGACATTTTTCCTGATAACGTCGGACGGTACATTGAGGTGTTCGGCGGAGGCGGTTCAATTCTTTTTGCATCAGATCACCACGCAGCATTGGAAGTGTATAACGATGCAAACAGCGATCTTGTGCGTCTGTTCCGCTGCATTAAGTATCACCCCGATGAGCTTTCAAAGGAAATACAGTACTATTTAAATTCCCGTGAGGTGTTCAACGATTGTCGCAGAAAGCTTGAGAGCAATGGAGATTACACAGATATACAACGTGCGGCTATGTTTTATATTTGCATCAAAATCAGCTATGGAGCTAAGATGACAAGTTTCGGGTGCATCAAGAAAAGATTATCGTCGGACAGATTTTCCGAAGTTTCTCAGCGGCTTAATGGAGTAGTTATTGAAAATAAAGACTTCGAGGATCTGATACGTCAATATGACAGGACCGATGCGCTGTTTTATTGCGATCCGCCATATCATACAACAGAAAAGCTGTACACGGCAGTATTTAATGAAGATGACCATTACCGTTTAAAATCCGTTTTAAACGGTTTAAAAGGGCGCTTTATACTCTCTTATAACGATGATGATTTTGTCAGAGATCTCTATTCTGATTTCAAGATATGTTCGTTGGAACGTCAGAACAATTTAAGCTCAGGAACATTTAAGGAACTGCTGATCACAAACTTCTGATATTTTTTTTAGAGCATAAATAACGGATACTGTTATTTGTACTATAACAAAAGTAGCGGAGGTGTTTCAAATGGTTAAACTCAATCTTTCCAAGCTCCTGGCTGACCGTGGTATGACGCAGTCAGAGCTTGCTCACATTACGGGCATAAGACCCTCTACGATATGTGATATCTATAATAATAACTGCACTTTTATTAAGCTTGATAATATTGATAAAATATGCTCAGCTTTAGAATGCGATATCTCCGAGCTAATGTGTATAAAGTAAACTGGCAGTAATTTTCCATTAACAAATATAAGTTTTACATTGATAGAAAAATCCCCTTTAAAATGTGCCCAAAAGTCATTTTAAAGGGGATTTTTTGCGTTTTGCCTGACAATTTTTTGCGTTTTGCGTGGCAAGCTACAGTAATCATACTATAGCTGAAAATTTTTGATACATCTCTTAAAAAGTGTAAATATTCAGTTTATACTAAGCACCAATTAAAAGCTATACAAAAAATCAAGCATAATCTTGCATTTAGGGATCATGCGATGATTTTTTGTCTATAGTTTTATCGGTGATTAGTTTTAGAACCTGTCTTCACAAGAAATGTGTGCGGATTTTCGAGCATAATTTTGTCTAGAGCCTGTTCACATTAAAATAGCATCAAAAATCATAGCTAAGGTAAGGTTCCCCAAATACAGAACATCAAGTTT